CTAATACTTCGTGTAGCCATATTAATACCGATTGATCCGTCATAGATATTTCCATGCTAATGCGCATAGAGTTAGATATTCTATAACCTTTGCCTTTGTGTTTCTTTTTTCTTTCAGGACGTCTTGTAATATTTATACTACCTTCGCCATCAAACAATCCAGCAATGTATGCTATGTCAGTTTCCCTTATCATTTGTTAATATCCATTTTAAAGTTGACGTAGTAGGATCAAAGTTATCAAATTTAGTGCAACTTGATGTCATGATTACGATCACCGTCAGAGTCACCAATAAGATTATCTGCAGTCTCATAAAACTCTCCTTCCGAATCACAGTCCCAACATTGATGAATGTATTTTTCCCTGTCTTCGTCATTTATTATTTTAACGTATCCATTACCGTTGCAGGTTGGACAAATTAATTTTTTTAATCTAGACTTTCTTAATTTTGCCATTTAACTTCTTCGCTTTCTCATTTGCTAACGATTCAATCGTTTTAGATATTGATAACTTTGCATCGGGTAATAAAACCTTCGACAAACTTATTAAAACCTTGTATGTTTCGTGTGGTAATGAAACATTCCTGTATTTAGTTATATCGGTCATTTGTTTCCTTTCATTTATTAATAATGACAATATAGGAGATTAACTTACAAAGTCAAGATGAAATTTATATTAGGTCTAATAATTTGTTCAAGTGTGTATCAAACTTGTCTACCCCCACACGAATGGCATGAGACATTTGATAGTCACTACGAATGCATGATGTTTGGTTATGAAGAATATATTAAAAAAGCCAAGGAAATTGGGCCTAAAGATGTAAATGAGTATGGAACTATTATAAAATTTTATTGTTATCAACAACCTCAAACAAACACTTGATTATATTACAAAAATATGGTAAGCGATACGTTCTTACCTTTAATACCTATTCTAATCTTCTCTCTCTTTTAGGATAGGTTCGTTGTGCCACTTCCTAAGTAACCAAACTATAAATCCGTAGATTAGAATGATTATAAAAAGGCTTATTAATATTTTCATAATAACCCCCACAGTTTCCGTGCACGTACTTCTGCAGGAGCAAAGGCTCCGAGGCTACCCCTACCATAACGGGGGTCATCGCTTGACGTACAGGGAATAGCGCGAGGCATTATTTGGACGCCGGTCCTTTTTAAATCATTCACAGAGAACTCCTTGCCAGGTGCCTCTGCCATCGTTTAAATAATAGCCATTTTTCATGCTATCTTCAAATTCTTTATAGGTAGCAATTGCTTCCCTATGATCATCTGCAAACATTAGACATTCGTGTGGTTCCATTGGTCTTGCCAAATCGTACTTCTCTTTTACTAACGTTCCATCGAACAAAAGAATTAGTATTACTAATGTTTTTACCATTTGCAAACTCCTTCACTAATTTATACCATAAATCTTTATATTTTGGGTTTTTAGTTTTATTCCATTTATTAGCAGCTGCGTCAATCGCGTGCATCATATCTTCGTCTTCCTTGATTTATAATTTTTTTAACATTAGGAGTCATTAGTTCTAATTTTGCATAAGGTCTCCACGCCTGTTTAATTAAATTAAGTTCAAGTATTAATGCCGCCCATTGTTTAGGTGTAATGTTTCTACTTGTTATTGTTATCTTTTTTTCTTTCATATATCCTATATAGGATATCTAGGGATATTTGTCAACGTCCTTTTCTACCTTTTCCACGATATTTTCCCATTCTTTTTTCGTGTTTATTTCTGTTCTTTTTATGGCGACCCGGACGCTTTCTAGGTTTATCTCGTTTAGGTTTAGTTACTAAACCAAATTTAGCTTTCTTGCCCATCTCTTTGAATGTTTGATTTCGCGCTCATAATAGGTAAATAGCTTATTTTACCATTAATATATTGTTTTAGATCACTACCACAGGTTGTACATCTAAAAATTTCAGGATTAATAGAAACAAATATACTTAATTCACTACAGCTGGGACATGTCCCATTAGTGATTTGAGTTTCAAAATTTAATTTGCTTCCGAAGGTTCCGTCGCCGTATCCTGCCATCTTTTTTTCCTATTATATTTTTTCTTATTCTTTATCACAAGCTGGCGATAACGTCTATCTCTTAGAATCTTTGCTATTGGGTTCTTTTTCTTATTCAAGAATTAATTTTTTAATGGACTTAGATCCATCAATATTTAACTCAGTTTCAGCCATAGCTTTTATACATTGATGCTGGATATTACTACTTTCGTTATATTTTTTATCATTTCTTGTAGCATGTCTTTTACCCTTCAAACACATTGCCATTGAAGGCTTACCTGTTCTAGGATCAATTTGAATTCTGTGTTCCTTAATTTCTCCGTTGACTATCATCAACAATGCTACTACTAATTCTGTCATTTAATTACTACTCCCATTTTTATAATGTATTTCTCTGTTAGAGTCCTTAAGCTCTTCAATATCTTCTAGAGCTTTCTCTAATTGTTTTGTTAAGAATTCTATATTAACTTTATTATGCATACCAGACTCTTGTTGTATCTGTAATTTTTCTACTTGCTTATACAATTCTTCAATAAGCATAAATTGTTCACTGTCTGCGGGCAAACTTCCTAAAGTTCCACGAGGCCAGCCTATTCTAAATGCTGTATTTTCTACAAGATCCTTCTCCATTAGTTCTAATTTTGTTGAGTTTGAATTTAATTTTTCTTGAATACCAAAAAAAGCCCAGGTTCCGATTGCGACCAGCGTGATAAGGCTGGCTACCGTCTTCATAGGCATTTGTACTGCTGCTTCTTCTGAAATTTTAAGTGCCATTAGTTATAGTTATATCCTGTTGAGGGTTGATTTGATTCTAGAGCTTCAAATAATTTTTTATGTTGCTCCATAATTTCTTCATCTGAATCCATCATCTGATCCATTTTATCTTGTAATTTTTCTACATGTCTTTCAAGTTTCTGTACTTTATCTTCATGGACTGCTTGAATAGTAGATAGTTCAAATGTTCTAGACAAACTCCAGCCAGCTAGGGCTAGTAAGATTCCTACCAACATTGTCATTAATTTTTCAATCATACTTTACTTCGTTTTCATAAGACATGTCATTTGCCTGATCTTTTTCTTTGTCATAAGTTCTTTTGCATTCACAATTTTCACAAGTGCATACATCTCCATCGTAATGGTGACTATGAAGGTCTCCGTCGCAGTGACAATTACAATGACATTTTTTGCACTTACCCATTTTTTTTGTGCCAACTAAAAAGCCAACTAACAAATTTATCCCATAATTTTTTAATCATCTTTTTTCTCCTCAATTTCGTAAAAGAATTTATCAGTGTCTTCAGTCTTCCACTTACGAGTGTCTTCTACATTCCACTCACTTGTTTGCACTTTCCAATCGGGTGTTTCATTCTTAACTGTGAATGAAGGTATATCCCAAAGGATACGATTGTTGGGCTGTGCCGCATAATTTCCATTCTCTAGAGCGAGAATGTGTGCGCACTTATGTTCGTGCGGTATTTCTGAATGATCAGTATCTACTATATTACTCTCTGGATGCGCCCAGTCAACTGTAAAAAGATAAGCTCCGGGATGTAATTTCTTATCTTTTCCGAAGTATTTACCGGCTTGGCCGTCTAAGATGTCGTAAGAAGTAACAGCAGGATAATAACTAAAACAATTCCAAAGCTCCAGCTCGTCAAGTCGCACCCTAGGTACTTCTTTGATATCAAATCCTCTTTGAATGAAGGCCGAAATAGGGAGACGATAGAACACAGCACCGTTCTCCATAATAGCATGAAAGAGGATTGGACGTCCTGTAATAGACGCCAACCCAAAAATAATACAGTCTTCAGCTTCTCCAAAATGTTCCTTAAGGTCATAGAGATATTCTCTCCTGATCTGTGCATACGTCACAGGTATATTTGCATTTAGATAAGCCATAATGATTCATTAAAATATAATTGCGCCAACAACTACACCAATAATAAAACCAACAAGATATTCCCTATAATGTAGGGACCATACGTCCCACTTCATTTTAAGGTTTTTTAATTGTTCCTTCATTTTTCCTCCTTAATGTTTCCCCAACTTATTCCTTTCTTATAAGAAACTTTATTCTTAATAAGAAGAGAAATAGCGGTCTCCATAATTTTTTGTATTGTACCAGCTTGTTCTTTATCTTTGACTGACACACACAATTCATCATGAATTTGTATGTGGGGCAGTATACCTTTTTCGTATAACAACACCATAGCTTTTTTAGTCATGTCTGCTGCTGATCCTTGAACCAATCTATTTAAAGCTTTGTAGGTGAATGCAGGTTTGTAATGATATTTAAAGTTATCCATATAGTCAGGATCCAATTTATCATCTCCCACTTTTTCTAATAATTCTGCTTTATATGCCGTGTGAGCTTCTTCTAAGGTAAGAATAGGAACTGGTTCATATCTATTTATCTCAGGATTCCATTCTCTATCTCTTGTTTCCCATTTATTAAATCTACAAAATCTATCTTCAAGTGTAAATAAAAGTTTATGCTTCTCAGCAAACTCAATTAAATCTTGAGACAATTGTTTAACAAAAGGAACTTTACTGTGATAATTTTTAAATAATTCATTAGCTTTATCCTTAGATAAATTTAATTCTTTTTGTAATTTCATTTTTCCCATTCCATAAAACAGTCCCAGGTTAATGGTCTTGGCCGTGGTCCGTGGTATGTGGGCCATGTCTGCTACTATTTGGTGAAAGTCTGCATCATCACTATCAAATTCTTTTTGTAAATCTTGAGTGCCCGGCAGTTCTAATTTCAATGCATAGTGTACCACGATCCGTGGTTCCTGTTGCGAGTAGTCAAAGCTCCCCCAGGTACATCCTTCTTCAGGAATAAATAATTCTCTCATCTTTTTACCATAGTATCCCCGTGCTGGGATCTGTTGAAGATTAGGATTAGACATAGAAAATCTTCCAGTCACCGTCCCACCTTGATCAGATCTAATTTGATTTATATCTGCATGAATTCTACCTTTATGCACAAAACTTAAGAGGCCTTCCACAAATGCACTCTTTGCTTTATCACATTCTCTTGCTTTAACAATCATCCGTAAGAATCTATTAGAATGAGTCTTTAAATATTCTTTAGGAAGTTGTGGCATTCCAGACTTAGGAGTCTTTTTATAATCTTTAATCTCTTGTTGATCTAATAATTTTTTAATAGAAGATGCAGCCCATATTTGTATATCTACACCGGTTCTCTTTTTTATAATGTTAATTAAATTATCTCTACGTTTCTCTAGTTTTTTTCCAAACCGCTCAGCTTTTTGGACATCTATTCTAACTCCTTTGAATTTCATGTCAACTAGACAAGGAAATAATTTTGTTTCTAAAGTAAAAATTTTTCGTAGACTTTTTTGCTTCGGAGGATATATAATTTCATCTAATTTTTTTTCGAATATATTCCATAACCTTAATGTTAAATTAACGTCTTGAATTGCATAATCTTTTACTAAGTCGTAAGATAGTTTGTGCATGTTAGACATAGGATCCTTAATACCTAATTCATTTAAAGCTCTTTCTTGTAAATCATATTTATATTTTTCATCTTTTAAATATTCTTTACTGAGTGAGTCTAAAGAATATTTCATTCGGGTTTCATCAATAACGGACGCAGCAATCATAGTATCAACTATTTCTCCTGCAGGCATTTCCCCCAGGACTGATCGGATCCAACAAATATCATACATAGCATTATGAAAAACCTTGCGTAAACCCTTGTTTTTAAAGACTTTTTTGTTAAGAAGCTCCCACGTTTCATCGGGATCTAAATTGCTAGTCATGGCATGAGCTATTGGAAAATATAATTTTTGTTTAGAAGTTGCAACAGCTATACCACAAACAAAACCATCTTTTCTAATTGCACCTGACCCTTTAGTTTTTAAATTGGGATCATAAGTTTCTAAGTCAATTGCAATTGTATCTATACCTTTTAAATCTAATTCTGAAATTTCAGGGATACACATTATTTTTTAACTATCCCCCATGAATTTTTATTTTCTTTTTTTATCTCTTTCACTTCTTCAGGATAGTCTCTATCGATTGCCATGTCAATATAATGTTTTGCTTTTAGTAAATCTTCTTTTTGATTTTTCTGTTTATGACGACACAAATATTTTATAGCATTGCCTTCGGCAAATGGAATATTATTTCTGTTAATAAATTCTGATGGCTGAATGGCCATAGACTGATAGTGAGATCCTCCCACTTGTTTTTTATATATATCGCTCATATTCTCCCCATACTTCTTCTTCCATTTGCATTATAAATCTGTGAAAATCTTCTTCAGACATCACTACATTCCTTAATTATTCTTTGAATATTATATTCTTTTCTCCTCGCTTTAACTTCTGGCCTTTGATTATAAGCTTTGTCCCATGCTTTACCTTTTGGACTTTGTCTCCATTTTTTTCTTGCTCTCTTTCTAGCTTCTTCAGACCAGGGATTTTTCATCTTGCTCCTAACGTAAATTGGCTTTGTGTATTTAATGTCCAATAATCATAAATAGCTCTACTGTATGCAGTATATTTTAATCTTAGTTGTACATAATAATCTTCTCTTCGTGTCATACTAAGATCAACTATTACATTATCAAAAGTTAATCCTTTAATAGTATGTATATTACCATATTTTATACGAACATCATTATTAAAATCCACTCCTTGTTTTAATAATTTTTTTATGTAAATCATCCTGGAATCAAAGTTATGAACTTTAAGTCTAATTAAATCTAGATCTGGGTGTTGTTTGCACTCGGGTTTTAAAAATTTCTTTTCAATTAAATAATCAACAGTATAGTCTTGCTTAATCCAATCCTCAAAATATTTTACATCTCCTTTTCCTCTTACTTTGACTACACTAGACAAATATTCCCAGAATTCTTTTATTTGTTTAAGACTCATCGGTTGACCCTGTAAAAATTTAGGCCAGAAGTAGTGGGCTTTTAATTCTTTTTTAGAAACAAATGCGGAGTTTTCAATATGAGAAAACTCAAGGGCATTATTAATAAAAAATTCTCTTATTTTTTTATCGCTCGGTGTACCTCTAAAAGTAAACAAAAAGGTTTCGTTAGTGTTTTGTATTTTATCTAAAAGAATATCCATATGAGGAGAAGGACCTAAGTGAGGTAAAAAATATCCATTACCTTCGATGACCTCTCCTATTTTTCCTTTACCATGTCTTTCAGTATAGACTGCGGGAGTCCATACCCTACTATATCCATATTTGTCCCATAAAGGTTTTATAATTTCTTTACATTTCTCATTAACAATTCGACTACATCTTTTTCCTTTTTCTAGTTCTTTAAAAGGTTGTGCAGATAAAGTATGAAAGTAATGAGCATTTGAACCAGCAAATTCAAAAATAGTTTGGTCAGCGTCTCCTACCATATAGAAGTGACCATCCTTAACATTCTGTGCCATTTTATTGATAGCTTTCATTTGAGGAACGTTACTATCCTGTGCTTCATCAATAATTAAAACATCAATAAGAGGATCTTTAGCTACCTCATTAAAGTCTTCGATCATATCCTCGAAGTCACAAATGTTATATCTTTTTTTATAATCCACGTAGACTTCATACATCTCTTTTAGTAAAGAAATATTATTATAAGGTTTATAATCTAACGAATAACATTTTTTCCAAAACTGTTCTAAAGTTAAACCTCGGCCTCTAGCTGCTTTAACATATTTATAAAACCCATGTTTTTCTAGGTTTTTTTCGGTACTAAAAAAACGTTTATTAAGTTGAATTAAATTTTTATGATCCACATCATCATCAAATTTTTCCTTTAAAGGAACTTTGTTTTTACAGTATGAATGAATGGTACAGATTCTATATTTAAAAAATTTTTTTCTTAATCCCTTGGCTTTCATTTCTGAAATATCTAAAATAGCGTCTCGGATTTCATCAGCAGCTACATTTGTGTGTGATAATATTATTATATTTTCTGGGGAATAATCTTTTAGCAAATCTTTATAAAGATTCACGATAAATTCGTGAGTTTTCCCTGTACCTGGAGGACCTGCTACAAATCTAGGATTCATTAGTTACCTCTTTAAATTCTCCTTCTACAATCATATCTTCCTTAGCAATGTCAGCATTTTCGATTCTCCACGACACACATGATTTACCTTTCCATTTTCCTCTATTCTTTCTTGCTTTTAAAATTCTTTGGAGTTTTAATACTAAGTCTACTCTTTCTATATTAACTTTCTTGCTTTCTAAATAATCTTCAAATGCATCAAGATTAAATTCTAATGCTGTAGTATTAGGATTGTAATAAGGTAAATGATAATTAGCTAATTCTTTTTTATCTGTAAAAGCTTTAACTTGCCTTATGTAATTTTTAAAATGTTTAATAAAAATTAAATCTTTATTTGCTTCTTCTACATAATCTTTGGATTGAGTTCTCACTTCATATTTTTTTCTCATTATAATTTCAAAATCAGAAGGTTTCATTTTAGGAATCCAAACCGAAGCTTGACTGATGACTTGGTCGTAAAATAATTGTTGTTTCATTAAGGTAGGACCATCCACTAATATTTCTTTTTCTATTAATTGGTCATTCACCATTGCATTTACTTTAACAATATATCTATCACTTCCATATTCAATAATGTCCCCAATAGATTCTTCAGCAATTTCTTTTCCTGCTACATGTTTAGCACCAACCCAACTAAAGATTTCTGAAACTGTGGCATTGGAACATCCAATAATTTCTGCTAATTTTGGAATTCCTAAATTTTTAGTCGCTTTCTGTCCACTTGTTCCTTTAGACATTCGTTTAGAATATTCTTCGTCATTAGATTCGTAAGCCAAGTTATAAACAAATTCATCTATATCTGCTACGTCCCAGGTGGTATGTTTGAGAAGTACACCTGCAATAGCACTACAATAAGTATCTCTTTGTCCTTGAGGAGCATATAACAAACATAAAGCTGCCGATAAAGCAACCTTTCCTATATCCTCTCTTAAATTTCCAATGTACTTATTGATACTAATATATTTTTCCCAATGTACATTTTCATTGGCTTTACTATGTTTAGATTCAGGAACGATAGTATATCGGTCGTTTCCATTTCTTAATTCACATAGCATAGAGCCGTGCGGTAAATTCTGATATTGTGCTTTTAATTCTTTAGGTAATTTAAATTGTGTAAATTCTATTTGTCCCTTCCACCAGTAGTGACTGTTAGGGTTTCCATTTCTTCCTGAAATTGCATTAAGAGATTTTACATAGCGAGGTACAAATCTTTTAACCAACTCATTATCTATATCTAAATCAATATCCTCATCTAATCTCAATGCTATCTCACAGTGAGAATAATTATTTTTCCATTGTTCTTTGGTAATTTTAAAATTAGAGTTGGACCAATCTTTGACTATCGGAGTGCCTTTCATACAAGGAATAATGATCCTTCCGGAATCAATCCATTGTTCATAGGTAACTGGCGCTGTCTTATTCATTTGTTCCAACATAAATCCACTTCTGACTAAGGGGTCCCTAGGAACCCCTTAATCTTTTTTTCGAGTCCACTCTCGCTTCTTCGAAACTTAGAAATTATAAATTAATTTCCTTTTTGGGTTCTATGCCAGACTCATGTTTCGCTTCTACTTCTCCTTTATTCACTCTAGTAGAAAAAGTTTTAGCTACTTCATAAATGGATTTATCTTCCACCGGTCCTTTTAAAGACACATCCCATCCAAACCATGTTCCTTTGTCATTAGACATTTGAACAGCTTTTAGATTATAAATATGGCTGTAAGTTGGCGGGGTAAACAATCCATTCTTGCCTTGCATTTTAATTCCCATCATTAATGAATTCCATGTTCTACTCACTTTGAGTTGAGTGGCCTTCATTGAAATTAATGCTGTGGTTGGAGTTTTACCTAGAAGAATTACAAAGTGACTCGCTGTGGTTTCTAAATAGTTACCATTAGCTAATCTATCTTTGTTATCCTTACTTCTTTGAGTTTTAGGCAATGTATCAGAAGCTTCATATATGTTCACTGGTGCGCCCATACTAGCTCCTCTATCTTGCCATTCAATGTATTGTCTTTTATAAAAGACAGGAAGTACATTGATTCCCTTTGCACCATCAAACAACTCTTTAGTAACAGTATTGATAATCATACCAGGTTGTGCCCCTTCTATGTATTTCGCATGCTGTTTGTTGATCTCCGGTGATAAATGACCTAGAACTTTCAAGAAAGGCAATGCAAGATCATCTTGCTGAATGTTCTGAGCCCCTTTATTAGCATCTGCTTCAAATAAATTTGAAGACAATGCTCCGGCAGTGTTACGTACTGCAACGTCTGTTTCATTTTTCATGTTTATTGTTTCCTTTTTATTGTTGTTTTATTTCCAATGAATACATTGAAAATTTCCGCTGGCATGGGATTCCCTGCCTCAATACGCTCGCGGACTAACGCTTTAAGAGTCATGGGCTCGACCTTCAACTTCTGTGTCGGTTCAAACCCATTACTCTTTGCAAGAACAGCATAATCAGCTGCCTTGTTATCTTCGTTGCGACCAAAAGATACGGATATCTCGTTTTTGATTATATCTCCTAGTCCATTGTTACGAAGCCAGTTAAACGCCGCTTCTTTATTCGCTTGGGTAATTGTAGCGCTATAATGCGGCTTTACATCTACAGAAGAACCATCTGCTAGTTTAAGTTGGGATAAACCCATCTCAGACATCATAGTTGGTATCACTTCTCCAGATAAATTTTCAATTTCTTTTTTAGTGTTTTTAAGATTCTCTTCTTGTAAGTCAAGTCGAGTTTGTAAACTTTCTAAGTTTTTTATTTTATCAGCAAGTTTATCAATATTTTCTGTTCTATTTAATAAATCTTCCTGGTCTTTTTCAAAATCAATTGCCATCTATTTCTCCTTTCTCGTGTAGATTAATTTCAATAGGATAATATTTTCTTTCTTGTTTATCCCATTTTAACAATTTAAATTTTCCATTTGTATTTTCTGAAACGATAGAACAAGCTACTCCAATTATTGCTGGATCTCCAGTTAATAATAAATAATCTTTTTTAGAAATATTTTTAAGTCCTTGTCTTAATTTATAAATTAAAGGACCAGGAGAAAATATAATTTGTGAAAGTTCAGGTAATAAAAATTTTAATTTTCCATATCCTGCTGCACCCATAATATTTATTTTAGGTCTGCCTTCTTTAGTACCAGGAATTTCCTGAATAACATAAACTACTGCCTCCGGATCATATTTATCTGGAGTAGGTCCACATTTTAAGCTACTAAAAACATCTTGTTGTATCTTTCTCATTGACAAACAATATAACTATCTATATATAGAAGTCAAGAAAGAAAAAATAAAAATTATGAATTACAAATTTAAAACAAAGCCGTACGCGCATCAACTTACTGCTTTGGAAAAATCCTGGAATAAGGAAACTTTTGCTTATTTTATGGAGATGGGAACAGGTAAATCTAAAGTTCTCATCGATAATATTTCCATGCTGTATGATAAAGGAAAAATAAATGGAGTATTAATAATTGCCCCTAAAGGCGTTATTAAAACTTGGTATGAACAAGAAGTTCCTCAACATTTACCAGATCATGTCGAAAATGAGGCAGTTTTATGGCAAGCAGCTATTACTAAAAAACAACAAGAAAAATTAAATGAGTTATTTAAACTTACATCTAATTTACATATTTTAGTGATGAATGTAGAAGCTTTAAGTACCCCTAAAGGAACTAATTTTGCATATAAATTTTTATCTTGTCATAATTCTTTAATGGCTATTGATGAATCTACAACTATTAAAAACCCTAAAGCTAAAAGAACTAAAAATATTTTAAAATTAGCCGAGTACTCAAAGTATAGAAGAATTCTTACTGGTTCTCCTGTAACTAGAAATCCCTTAGATCTCTATACTCAATGTGAGTTTTTAAGTCCTTGGTTATTAAACTTTGCTTCTTATTATTCTTTTAGAAATAGATATGCAGAAATGAAAACAATGAGATTTGGAGGAAGACAGGTCCAGGTGGTGGCTGCCTATAAAAATTTGGGAGAACTTTCTGATAAACTGAAAGACTTTTCTTATAGAGTTTTAAAAGAAGATTGTTTGGATTTACCCGATAAAACTTTTATGAAAAGAATGATCACTTTAACTCCAGATCAATCAAAAATTTATAAACAAATGAAAGAAGAAGCATTAGCTTATCTTAATGGTAAGGTTACAACCACCGCCACAGTTTTGACACAATTGATGAGACTCCAACAAATTACTTGTGGTCATTTTAAAGCTGATGATGGGACTACTCAACCTATAAAAAATAATAGAGTAGATGAATTAATGAATGTCTTAGATGAAATAGAAGGAAAGGTAGTTATTTGGGCACATTTTCAATATGATATAACTTCTATTATTCAAGCTATTGTAAAAGAATATGGTCCGGGGTCCGTGGTCGATTATTATGGACTAACGCCACAAGAAGAAAGACAAGATAATATTCGTAAATTTCAAAATGATGAAAACGTAAGATTCCTGGTAGGAACTCCTGCAACCGGTGGATATGGAATCACGTTGACTGCTGCATCAACCATGATTTACTACTCAAATGGGTATGATCTGGAAAAACGATTACAGTCACAAGACCGTATTCACCGTATTGGTCAAAAACTTCCAGTTACCTACATTGATATAATAGCTGAAGATACAGTAGACAACAAAATAGTCAAAGCTCTTAAAAAGAAGGTAAATATCGCTTCTAAGGTAATGGGCGAAGAACTTAAATCATGGATTTAGTAGGATATACGCGTGGGGCGCGCAAAATTCCAAAATCCACTATTTTATAATAATAGCCACCAGCATTACAAATAACACCAAACCTTGGTGGTTATTCAATAATGCATTTAGCCTATTGTAAAAAGAAACAATCATAAGTTCCCTCCTTTAAGATTAGCAAGTAATGTGATGAGTAACTAGTAAATAGATAACTGCAAGAAGCATTAAGACTCTATACTGTAATTCATATCTATTAAACCAGCTAGTTAGATCTTGCATGTGTTGTGCAAATGTTTTTTTCATTAGATTAAGTCCGTCGCCTTTCCAATAATAGGTTTGTATTTTGTCTTTCCTTCTTGTCTGTATGCGTGCATAAATTGTGCACGGCTACCTTCAGGTATGTAGCTGCAGTGGATCCACCCACTGTTTGGTTCTCCGAGAGTGTAGTACTCGAGGATCAATTGATCATATGGAAGGTTGTCTTTGATCCAGTCAGCAAGTTCAGCATTATCTGTGCCCATTACTTCGAAGTCTGCGGCCTCAGCCTTCGCGTGCTGTGAATTAACTGAACTGCCGATAGCAGTACACAATTCTGGGCTTCGGTATCCGCTAGTCACCTTAACTCTGCCAAAGTGATCACGCACTGGCTGTAAAATATTTTCGCATAGTGCTTTTAATTTTTCTATTTGATCTGCGTTAGGATTATTATCTATACCTTTACGAATAGCAGTGTCTGATTTTATAAGCTCTTGCAAGCTAAAGTTACGTGAAAGATTCATTATGCAATAAATGTATTGAAAAGTTGAAGTGCAACAGCCCCCACCGTTGCTAATAATACCCAATAGATTTTATCTATCTTGCCGCCCAATTTCTCTATGTCCTGATGCATATGTAGCAAATCGTTTTTCTTGATATTATCTACATCACGTTTTAATCCCGTGATGTGTCCTTCTAAACTAATAATAGATTCTCTAGTTGTTCTGGGCGTCATGTTAATCTGTTCCTATTTAATCTTTGTGCCAATACCTGGTCACCCGGAGATAGTAGCGCAGTCTGTGTCTGTGTCAACCCTGTAATTGGATTCAAAGTAAGTGGAAGACGGTTATAAACCTGAGGATTTATAGCACTTGCACCGGATGGTGTTTGTTGTAGGTTACCCTGAGGTAATGGAGAAGGATTTAAATTAAATTGGTCAATTAAATCTGGCCATTCTTCCATGTCTAAATTAAAAGTACTCATTAAACTTTTTAAAGACCCTAACATTGATGCAGCTTCCCAATAAGGATTTGACACTCCTAATTTATCAGCATTTTCTTGGAAAACTTTCCGTACATTTTCTGAAATATTAAATGGAATAAAAAAATTAGTAGTAGCTAGAGACAGAGCATCTTTTTGAGAAATTCTTCCTAGGACAGAACTTAATTTCCAAGTTGGCACTCCTAATACTTCCCCGGCCGTAATATTTAAAGACATATCTTTCATTGCTTCCCACTTAGCTTTGTTAGCAATAATATACCTATCGACAATTTGTTGGGGAGTCACTGCTTCTCCTCTTAATAGCTCTGCATTAAATTCTCTACGTGCATTTCTAATTGAACGTTGATAGTCACTCATCATAAAGTCTAAACTTCGTTCTGGATCTACAGGTACTGGTCTGTAACCGGTAAACCCTAGAGCTTCATCAGTAAGTTCATAAGTTTGTCCTGTTCCTCTAAATGGTCCAACCGTTTTACTTGGTTCTCCTCGTGCCGCAAAACCTAAACGAATCATTTGTTGAGCAGAGAATGGGGCTTGGGCTCTAACAGCGTGAGCTATAATTGCTGAGACCCTTTCACCCATAGGTGTAGCATCAGTGTATAAAATTTTTCCGTCTTTAGTTTTTCCACCTCCTCTAATTATATCTAAGAATGCTTCAGTCCAAATAGATTCAGAAATAAATGGAGCACCTAACTCTTTAGTTGAAGTGGCTAACCCTTTCATGAATCCTTCCATTAAAGTTTTTTCATCTGTCTCTCCTTGGGCTACCATATTTAATACAGTTTGAACTGGTCTTGTAACTGTGTCATAAGCAAAGCCATGACTAAAGTCTATGTATTTTAAATTACCTTCTTCATCTTTCATAGGTAAGATGGTAGAGTTTTTAGACCAGTCAGGTAAGAATCTTTTTAATGCTTCAAGTTCATCGTCAGTGTAATCATAAATTGTTTTAAACATTTCAACCATTGTCGGTGGGACTACAGCAGTTGTTGCTGCAAACCCAGCTAGTCTTTTCATTCCAATGGCTCTTGTAATAGGATCATTAATTTCTTTTACTGCTTGTTGAACAATACCTGTAGAAGTTCTTAAAATTTCTGCAGGGAATGATACGAAGTTTCCAACAGGAAGTTTTCTTAAACTTCTAATAAACTCTGGAACATATTCATAGTTAGGTACAGTATTTCTAACAATGTCTGCGGTCATAGATTTAAGTTGTTTCTCCGTAGGCATCTCTTTAATTAAACCTTTATCAAAAGCTCTTTTATATGCATTCTTATATCTGTATCTTTCCATTACCCAGTTCCCTAGTTTCCAGAAGTCATCTTCTGCTACGTACATATCTTGACTCCACTTAGCGAACTTCTTAGCCCAGTTAGGTTGTAACATCATTTTAGTTAGACGATCTGTAGCTAACTTTCCTTGGCCGAATGTACTGCCTACATCCTGAAATAATCTCATCATGTCTCCAGCTCTTGCATTAGTATTAGTCACTCCTAATTCTACTGCTTCTTCATAAAGCTCTTGAGCTAGTTTACTATTTTGTTTTATACTTTGAGGTTGAAGAGCACCAAAAGCATCTCTCCATGCAGCGGCTAATGTCTTAGGATTTTCAAACCAGATACCATTAGCTGTTTGAAAAGTAGCTGCACTAAAAAAGTTTCTTGCGTGAGTAATAGGTGAGAACACAGTCTTAGCAAATTGAGATGTAGCTTTAGGAAATAAAAATAAAGAATCATAAAGGAAACCTACTGTTTTATTATTAAATAAAGATTTTTGTGTTGTATCTAATGCTTCAGCTAATGATCTTTCCATCCATGCTCCATCAGGAAACGCATTAATAATAGGGTTCTGGGACGCAGTCTCTCCCCATGCTGAACCAGAGGGTCTTGCTTCGTATTTTGCTACGTCTATATTATTTAAGGTAGCTCGTGCTGCTCCCTCTGTTGCAAACAAGAATGGTCTGCCACCTGCAGCTGTGGCTCTTAGCTCAGGTGTTAATGCATCCCATTCTCTTTGTCTTCTTGCCGATCTTTCTACCAGGTTCGTTAAGAATTCATTTTTTCTAGCTACCATGGATAAACGTTCTGTTCCATGTAACATTTTTTGTCTGACATCTTTCATCTCTCCAAATAATTCTCTAAATGCTTTACTTCCTTTACCTATAACAGTCTTTTCTGGAAGACCTTCTTTACCTATGGTTGCATATCTTCCTTTAGTTACTGCTTGTTCTAATCTTTTAGGAAACATATCTGTCTTAGCAAGATCCGCTGCCACAGAATCTTTTACAAAGTTTGTATTAATATTAAAGGTTGGAACTCTTAAAGCTCTTGTGACTTCAGTGTCCTTCATTATTTTTAAAATATCTTTGTCTCCTTGCGTAGCATTTTTTAAAATAGTATCTACTTCCCACTCCGCTTGTTCTTTAGTTAAAGGAGTAGGAGGGGTAGTTCCTTGAGCTTCTGCTCTTGAAATAGCTTTTCTGTTTTGTCTCATAAATATATTAACTACTTTATTAAAAGCCTCTTCTGCAGGTTTATAATTTAAAAAAGGAATAGCTGATCTGTTTTCAAAAATTCCGTACGTTCTTCCTAACCATCCTTTAAATTGATCCCCTATCATTAATCTAAATTGTGGTTGAGCAGTTATGGGCAGTTGAGAATGAATAAGTTCTGCCATGTTCTCCCATTTCCTTCTCATTAATCCTATGTTTTGAAAAATATTAGCAACGTGTTCAGGATTAGCTCCATTGTTTAAAAGTTTTTTACTAATCTTTTGAATAAGATTAGCATCCATTTCTCCCATTGTAACTCTGCCTGCTTGATCACGGCCAGCGGAAGGATTGTAAGAATCTATTATAGATTTATCCAGAACCATATTATCTTTTTGGGAAGCAATTCTTTTGTTGTCTATCTTGACAATATAATTATCATTCATATTCCCCATTTTTTTATTTTTTTTATTAAAAGCAACTATGGTACCAGTGTCCCCTCTATCATTTATAATTACTTTGGTACCTTTTCGAAGCGGACCTGCAACAGTTACACTAGCTTCCCCGGAGAATAAAACATCTTCTAAATCTTTATAGAGTTGTTCTTTTTCTGCTCTTGTTGTTTTATTAAAAGTAGATTTAATATTAGGAAAGATTCTATCAATGTCTCTATCGACCGCTCTTGATAAACTAACAGCTCTAGTTAAATCTTTAGATCTTTTTCCAATTTGTTCTCTCTTAGTTAAAAAAGCTTCTTCAGGTATATCCCCTCTAGGTCTAAATCTGTGAGCTAAACTATTTAAAATTCTATCTCCCCAACTGTTAGAATACTTGAGAGCTTTACCTCGGGTTGCAACTTTTTTTATGGCTGCACCTGTTCCACCTATGACTCCTGTAAGTAAGGCACCTTCCGTTCCAAACTTAACTCTATTTAATATGGATCTCGCTGCTCTATCTTTGCCTTCTTTAAAAGATAAATCTTCTAACTCTGTTGGTCCTCCTAATAAATCTCCTATTGTTCCAAAGTCTTCTACGTCTGCAACAAAAACTCCTTCTGCTACACCTCCAGCTACCGCACCGGCTGCAAATCTGGCAGCTTTTCCTTTTTTATTTAACTCTAAAGCTTTTTGTCCTGCTTTAGCTAGGGTTGGATTATTAAGGGTAAAATATTTTCCTTTGTTAGCAGACTTGATGGCCCAGTTAGCTGCCTTAGTTCCATATCTAAATGCAATACCACCGGGTATACCAATGTTAACAAGAGCTGCTGTAATTTTACCAGCAGTGGTTGCTTCTGCTTTCTCTTCTATGTTACCTAATTTTTTATAAACATTATCATCAAACCATTTCTCTACTTCAAGAGCTGTGTCTGTATCATTGGTTAGATCATAGATGTTTGCGTATAAAGATGCGGCCCCTTCAGGAATTTTAATTAAACCGGTTGCAATACCTGCACCGATTGATGCCATTAAACTTGTTTGGTTTTCTTCTTCCGGAGGAAGTAATTTGGAAGGGTCGTATCGTGGAATGGACTTATCAACAGCCATGCTTTACCTCCTACTTGTCAGGAGCCTGAGACTCTACCCAATCTCCTATTGCTTTATACGTATACCCTTTTGTTTGATCTACTGTTCCATCTTCACCTGCAATATACCATTTTCCAGTTGGTTTGGTATCTCTAATAATGGTACCCGGTGGAAATTTTTTAGTTAAACTTTCAGGTTTACTCATGTCTAGTGTTTCTGTATTAATATCAATATCTTCTCCTTGCGCTACGGTTTGTAATGCGCTTACAGAAAGTAGTGGATCATTACTAATTTTAGGGTCAGATAATGTGAATTTAAATTGGTCACTGATACCCAGCTTTTTCCCATCCTTATCAGATACGCTTTGAAGATATGTTATGTTTTCCTTTAGTCTATCCATAGCTTGACTACCTCTCATTTCTTGAACTGTAATTGCTTTTTTATTTTTTACATCTTCAATACCTTTTAAAATTTTAGCTCTGTTTTTTAAATCCATACCTTCTGCTGCCGCTTTCATAGCTGTCTCTCCTACCTGTGTTAATCCTTCAGAGATAGCTGCGGCTCTTTTTTCTGCAGTAGGAGCACCGCCCCATTTAACTGCAGCTGCAGCTGCTTGCATTAATGCATTTCCTTTTCCGAGTTGTTTTTTCTTTTCAATATCTTTATCTAATTCACCCATTAAAGTTGCCCATCCATCAGCGTCCGTATCCAGGTCGTCTGTGTTTTGTTTACGATTCCACATTGAATCATCATGTACTGTTTTCTTTTGTTGTGTCCCTACTACTTCTTTTTTTCCTGAATCATCTATTATATCATCTTGATTATAAGGTTGATTTTCTCTCACATCTGTTTCCTCAACAAACACTCCTCGGTGTGTTGGTTTAAAATATCTAGGATCACTTCCTTGGTATACATCTTGTGCTTCCACGTCATCACCTACTCCAGAAATTTTTACTCCATACTGAAGTGGGAGACCTTCCTCACTATCAATATACTGAGGCGATTGCCTCACTGATCCTGTCCACTCACCAAACGGTTCAGCATATTCTAACATTCGATTTAAATTGGACTTAGCTTTTTGAGTGTCTTGCCAGGTACCTTCCTTTTTACTACCTTTCCATATCTCTTGAAATCCTGGGGGCTGATCCCACTTAAAGTCTTGCCAAGGCTGTCCATAAGCTAATCCAACTCTCCCACCAGAGTTATATCTTTGTCTCTCTTCATTACTAACTAAGTTAGAAGCTATACCTGTGCCGTAAGCAGGGGACGTGACCTGTCTAAACATTGGTCTATTTAAAATACTTTTCTTTTTCATTTTAGCCGCCGAACATTCCTAAGTTTTTCATACCAGCATAGCCTAAGCCTGCACCGATACCCATACCTAGTAAGTTTTGCATCGGACTTGCTGTTGGTTGATCTGTCATTCTAGTTCCACCAGGGTAACCACCCATCAATCCTGTTAACTGTTCACCGAAGAAACCATATCTTTGGTATGGTTCATACAATGCCATCTTCTGTTGAGCCGCTGTAGTATCTTGAAGAGCTTGTCTATAAGCCTGCTCTTGTTGACCTAGTTGAGAAATGTTTCCTACATTCTGCATTGCTAATTGAGGTTGAAGCTGTGCTAGTCCTGTTAGGTTTCCATAATCTTGTTGTCTTGCCATCTGTGCTTGGTTGTATGACTGTCCCATTTGTTGAGCAACCATTTGTCCAATCATTCTATTGTATTCTGTATCCGCTACTGATTGTTGAACTCCTTGTCTTGCCCCACCAAACGCACCAGCTCCTACAGCTTGTGCATTTCTTTGAATATCTTGTTGAGCTTTAACGTCTGCCATTTGATCTTTCATCGCCTGGATAACATTAGTTGTATAAGGACTCATGTAAGAAGAAACTGTTCCTACCCCTGTTCCTGCTCCGGGTCCTAACAATCCTGTTGCTGCTGATAAATAAGGTTGATAGCCAGCAATACCTGTACCTTGACCTATTCCTGTAACCTGTCCCTCAGCTCCAAAAGTTAATTGACCTAAACCTGCTTGACTTGCTGCAGCTTGCTGAGCCGCTTGTCCTACTGCGCCAACTCCTGCTACCGTTGGTTGAAATTTTGTTGTATCGATAGGCTTGGCAGCTAATCTTGTAATACCTTCACCGAAGGTTTTACCCATCGTTTCAATAAACGGTGCTGGTAAATTAGTTTGTGTTATTGTTTCTGTTGCCATTAGCTTAATGCTCTCCCTATTGGTTCAAACTTGTGCATCATATCGTACATTCTTTTTGCACCTAAGTCTCTGTCTCCACCACCGATACCTTTCACAGCATCAGAAGTAACAACGAATTCTCCTTGAGCTAATAACGCTCTAACATCATCATGCTTTTCTTTTTTTCCATGAGGTTGATAACCACCCATTTCTCGGTAATCTATTTGAGGTCCATCCTTAGATGGAATAACTGGTTGCTCTGATCCCATCGCATATCCAGTTCTCATTAAACCACCTTCATTAAGACTATATACTACAGGTGGATTGTCTGCTCTAACAGTTCCTTCCCTTCCTACAGGCCTATCAAATTCCATTCCTTGTCTTTCAAAAGGGTTCTTTTCTTGTGGTATATAAATTTCTTCCTCTTCATCTTCAGTTATAACTTCTCCTAATTCTCCTCTAGCAAGCCCCGGATAATTTTCTTCTAGTTGTGTCTCACTCATAAATTCTGCTTCAGGATTAGGATAACCCTCAGCTGCACGAACTCTTCCACCACCTGCTGCTGTCATTACTTCTTCTTCTACCTCTTCTGATTCTTCAACAACTTCAGGTCTTCCTGTAGGTTGATCTTTTTGTAAAGAGATTGCCATCTCTACTAATTCTTCTTTAGTTCTCCCTCTTAATTGTTCCATAGGTATTCCCATAGAAGCTAACATTCTAATTAGCTTTAATAATTCTCCGTCGTCTTCTTTTTTAGCCATTCTTGCAGCAGCTGTTGTGCCACTGATCCCTGCTCCTTGGGCCGGGATTCCTGGTCTTTGTGCCATCATAGGATTGCCTCTTGCCATCATAGGATTTCCTCCCATCATAGGATTGCCACGCATCTGCCCTTGGGCCATTAAATTCTGTTGGTTAAAAGGATTCATGCCCGGCGAGCCCATGGCTCCCAGACCTCTGTTCATCATAGGATTCATAGGGTTATTCATACCACCCATTCCTCCTGCATACAAGCCAATTCTACCACCTTTACTAAGAACTGCTTTGTACTGAGTCGCGTCTCCAAACAATGGAGAAGTATTATTAGGATCCCAATCTGCCCATTCTGAAAATCCATAGTAATCTCCAACTGTTTCTTTAGGTGTTGAAGCTCCAGCTGTTACTCCACTAAAACAATACGCTGGAGGGTTAGGTCCATCACAAGGATTTTGAGGTCCATCACCTCCTGGAGAAACTACGTTATGTCTATTTAAATAATTTTTATATCCTTCCCCTAAAACTTCTTTAGCTTGAGGTTCCCATAGTTCATCTCCATAAGATGCACCAAACTTAGTTTTTTGATGGGGCCCTCCAAACTCATCTATTGTTACATTATTTGGATCATAATCTACATAACCTAGGTTGGCTAAATTTGTCATTGATTCAACGTATGCTTCTGGATCATTTGTTTTAGCCCAGTCAAGATAATTTTCTCTTTGCATTTGATTATTCCACATTCCAAATTTTGAATGACCAATTCTATCTCCTACCCAATTTAGTCCTGTTATAAGGGGACCATAAAAAGGTTGTTTAACTCTATTGTCTTTTGTTCTTATTGGTTTTCTCGGAGGTGTTATAACGCGCTCATCTGTACCAGGACTTGTTAAGTGTCTATGCATTGTAACATAGTCGTCTGCTGAAGTGTTGCTCCAATTCCTTGCCCTTGCTTGCTCGTGTATAGCATCTTTTACTTTTTGAATATCCGTTGCAAGATCTTTTTGAGCTTGTGGGCTACTACTTATATCCATTCCTGGCTGTCTACTTCCATGTTGTAATCCAATCCTTCCACCTTGAGCTAGACCTACGATTCCACCATCATTAAACATAGCTTCACTAGCTTTTGCATAAGCTGTTTCTTCATCATCTCCTTGTTGCATGTACCAATTAGCCCATTCATCTACAAAATTTTTTCTTGCTTTTAAATAACCTTCATGACCTGAAGTATCTACTACTGTTTTGGTTTCATCTATAACTTCATCACCAAGAGCACCAGCTGCCATTGTAGCACCACCAATAGTGGCTGCTTTACCAAGGGTACCCATGCTACCCCATTTTCTTCCTAGGTTAGCTAAGATTCCAGTAGATCCTGTACCTTTTCCAGTTATAAGATCTGGATAACCCGGTACAGTCGCTTCTCCTGCTTTATATAACCAGGGAGCTTTAGCAGTTAACATTTTTTTCCATCCTGCACCACCTGCACCATAGCCTCCTAGCATTGGAGTCCCATAATAAAGAGCAGCTAAACCTGCTACTTTACCTATCGGACTTCTTAATACTTTTTTGAAAGGTTTTAGTATACCTTTGACTGCTTTTTTAGCTGCTTTAAACGGATTCCATCCCATAATTTTTCCTTGTAATTTGTGATAGCAGGTTGAAGGGTAGTCCTGAAAACCCTTAGTTTATTATATTACTTAATTTTTCTGCCTTCGTCAATGAATCTTCCACGATAAGCAAAGTCCCCATGATGGGTAATGTAGGCGTCCACATTGGCGTAGATCTTACCACCAATAGCCGTCCATCTATTACAGAAAGCGTAATCTTCCCCTACAAAATCTCCTGTTTTTTCATCAAAAGAGGTGTCAAAGAAATTCCACATTTCTTCTGTTCCTCCCATGATTCCATTAACCAAATGTTTTTGTTTAATAAGTAAGTTAGGGTAAGCTTTAATCATCTTTTCAAATACTTCTCTTTTAATCAGCATACAGCCAGCTGGTCCTTTTTTAATCTCCACTAAACCATCTACACTTTCAATGTTATTTTTATCAGGGAATTCCATGCAATAATAGTAAGGACATTCTTCAATAGGCCTTCCGCTTTTAGCTGCCATATCTCTAGCTTTATCCCAGTTGACAGCCTTCATAGGGTAAGGAGTAAGTACAATATCTTTGTCCGCTTTCATCATCATTAAAATAGAAGTAGCATCAAATTCAATATCTGAATCAATGAATAACATATGAGAACATCGAGATTTTAAAAAAGCTTGGACACACATATTTCTCCCCGTAATAATAATGGAAGATCTAACCATATGAAATTGAGGTATAATATTAATCCCTTCAGATAAACAAAGACTTTGAAGTTCTAATAAAGATTTAACACAACTTAATTTTATTTCTCCCATATTAGGAGTAGCTACAAACAAATGCTTATCTAAATATCGAGGAATATGAGTATCAACTAATTGAGTTCCATCTACCTGATTTTGTTGATACAAGTTAACTTCAGGTTTAAATTTATCCTCTGTTAAAAAACTATCACTAGCTTTAATCTTCATGAGGAATTCCTTTTTTCATCAAAGCATTATTTAAAAAAGCAATCCATTCCTTAATTCTTTGATCCCAATCATAAAAATGTAGGAAGTGTTGTCGTTGATTAGTTAATCTATTTTGTATATCTTTTTGAGGTAAAATTCTTTGTAAGTATTTAATATGCTGAGAATAATCTACAGCTAATTGTTTAGGTACATTATTATAATTCACATAGAATCCGTAGTCACTACACGTTTCATAGAGCGCTCCAAAGTTTGTAACTAAAGCGGCACATCCTGCAGCCATAGCTTCTATTGCTGAATTGCACGAAGTTTCTTCCCAGATAGAAGGATAAGCAAATACATGACTATCTTGTAAAGCTTGAAATACTTCTTCTTGAGGAGCATAACCTTTAAAATTAACCTTCTTCATAGATTTAGCATGCTCATATAAAGGTTCATAATATTTATCATTAGCTTCTTTAAACTCATCTCCATATATTTGAGTAGAGCTATAAACATCTAATGTAATATTTTCATCTTCAAGAAAATGCATAGCCGCCAGTAATACATTTAAACCTCTCCAAGGAGTAATGTGATGAATTAATTTTAAGGTCTCACCTTGTTGGTAGAATTTTTTAGGTTGCCAATTGAATTTCGGTAAGGCATTTTTAATAACAAAACAACGAGAAGTAGGAATATCAAAATGCATCCTATATTTTTCATAACTCCAATGAGAATTAAAAACATACCAATCATATTTAGGGTGGTTCTTCTTGATGAGAAACCAGGGTCTAACATTGGGTTGATCATAAGAATTTTTTAACCATAGAATGTTTAAGCGACTAGGATCAATCGGGTGTTTTTCAGGCACAGAAGTAGTAATAGAAATCTTCTCCCAATAATTTTTAGGAAGTCTCTTTCTAAGTTCTTCCAACTGTATCTCAGTTCCACCTCTAGCTTTCATTTGGATTTTTTACTGTACCACCAACTAAATCAATGTGTGGTGCAATAATAGTTACATCTCTCCTTATATGTTCTCTTTTGGTATCTGTAGATGGATTATCTACATCATCATCAGCTTCTTTATCTGAATTATATTCTTGGTTAGTTTGAATATTCCATAATTTAACAATTGTTTTTCCTCTATACTTAGGAACTTGTTTTCCATCAATAATAGTGTATCCTAAAAATTCACCTTTTTCTTCAAAGCTCATTACGTTCTATCCTGTTCTAACACGCTAACAAAAACATTAGCCGATGTTACTGTTGTTGAAAATTTTAAAGCATCTGACTCTTCAAGTATAAGTATACTACTTTCATCAGCACTTAGAAACTCTTTTTTAGTAGCTGCTGCTACCGATGTTTCACCTTTATATACAAAATCAGCACTAGCACTATTGTCCCGTACACTTAATACCCAGTTTGTTGGAGCAGTAGGATGAGTATTGTAGGCTGAAATAGATTTTACAATGGCTACATTAGCAGTGGGACAAGTATATAAAGTAGTAATACTTGTAGTTGCTACTGGTGTAATATTAATTTTATATTTATTAGCCATTTCTTCTTTTCCTTTTTATACCTTAATTTGTAAACAAAGTAAAGGCTTCCATCTCATCCTTTAATTGTTGTTGATAGGTAGTGTTTAATTTTTGTACAATATTTTGTACGTTATTTGAAAGTCCTTGAACATTAATTTGTTTAAAGTCAGGTCCTAAAATATCTGTTACAACTTCAACTATTTTTGCCATTATCTTCTGCCTCCTGCATTAATATCTAATCTAAATGTACCCATTCTCCAGCTTTGTCCAGTACTTACGTTGCCTACTTTTAATGCAATTTGTCTTGCACGTTTTCTTGTCCAAATTTGAGTAGTGCTTGTAGTTGCTGCATAAGAAGTGGAAACTGCAGATGCATTAGGAAATGTTTTAGAATTTAAATAAACTTTAGCATCTCCTGTTTGTTGACCAAAGTCAGGAATAATTCTACTTACTCGCATAATATATTCTCCTTGACCTTGAATACCTTCTTGTCTGCTAATATCATAATCTCCTGATTCTACATATCCTTGAATAGCAGTTGTATTTCCATCAGCTTTAACTTGATCTGTTCCTATATTATGTTGCCAGAAATAACTTGCGCCATTAGTAACTCCACCTATACTTGGATAAGTAGGAGTTTCTCCCGTTTCATACTCTGTTGCATATGGATTAGAATAAATTCCTTGTTGAGTCCAAGTAGTTCGATCTAAAGAAGATGTATACCAAATAGGTCTATCAGGAGTAGACTCTAAATAGTTATAAGTAACTGATCTATCTACATAACTAGATCCACTACTACAATAAAACCAAGTTACTTCTCCAAATATATTATCTACCGCTGCATGAATTTGTTGGTTAGCACTCGCATTAATATCTTCAAAGACATAATCTTCTACCAAACATAACATACTTTCTACACGACCTCCGGCAAACCTAAAGAAACCATTAGGCCCCATCCAATAAGCTATACCATCAATCTCTACTGCAGCATGTTGACTAGAAATTCCACAGTTTGTTCCTACTTGATCAAATCCAAAAGTAAATGGAGGACCAATAAATCTCATAGTATACATAGCTGTATCCGACCAGATATATAAAGCTGTTCTTCCTGTAGTACATGCCATTAATTTTGATCCATCAGGTAATGTCTGACTACCTGCTGTATTAGTTGCTGTAGGGGTATAAGTATTAATATCTTCTTGATCAGAAAATCTTACAAACATTTCATTTACTGAAGTAGAAGACCCGATTGTTTCTTCTGTTCCAATAAACACTAAGTGTCTATCAGGAGTAGATACCATCATATCTCTTGAAGCTGTAGGAGCTCCTGAAACAACTGTAGCTCTAACTGATAGATTAGCAAATGAAGGATTCCATTCAAATACTTTTTTATTATGAACTAAGGCTAAAAGTTTTTCTCCATAATTAGTTAATCTCCATTGACCTGGTTCAATAACTACGTGAGAAGAAGAACTTGCACTACCCCAACCTACATAACTTGTAGCGTCATATACTGTAGATCCTGCACCATGCGCGGATCGTGTACTTCCACTGGCTGCTCTAGTAATTCCTGTAATAGTATTGGTACCTGTATTATTACCGGTATAACTAATTAATTCACTTCCTATTTGAATAGTTCCTGAAGAAGAAAAAGCAGATGTCGAAGTTAAAGTAATTTGAGTTGAAGGAGAACCTCCTGTTCCATAAGCATCGTCTGCTAAAGTTCCTACAAGTGTTGTAATAGTAGGGGGAACAACTTGACCACCAAATGTATTAGTACCCCAACCATAACCATAACCTTGTGTGACTGGACCAATAACATAATAAAAGTTTACATCTACACTACCTCCAGTAGCTGCAGAACCTGCACTTGCTGATGTAATAGTAAAAGTTGTAGGAGAAGGGGTTGTAATAATTTCAAATAATTTATTTTCAAAATCCGCATCTGTAAGACCTGTACCACCAGGTAAGGTTACTCCATCTAATAATATAATATCTCCTACGTCTGCGCCGTGGGCCGTGGACGTTGTAATTGTGACCGAGGTTGTACCATCAAAAGTCCATGTAGCACTACTCTGTTTACGGGTAGCATCTAAAGGAGTAATGTCATAGAAAGCACCTTCAAAATAGATATAAAGCATTTTGTTAGTACCAATAGCCGCGTACCTATTACCATCATTATCTACCCATACGTGTTGATCTCTACCAGAACCTACTAAAAGGTCACTTCCTAACTGAGACCATCCTCCTATTTTTTCAGGATAACCATATCTAAACCGAGCATAGTCGGCGTTGACCCATTTTCCTTCGGCTCCAGTGTCTGATGATTGTTTATCTAAGCCTGGTTGTAGTGTAATTTTATGAAGCATATAACTCTCCAAGAGTAAAATATACTACATTTAACCTATAATCAATTAGATTTAAAGCCTTTAAACCAAGGGGGAAGTCCTATAAATGGACGTTTATCAAACTCGTTTTCTTTGGCAAGTTTAGAGCCTTTTCGATTGTAATGCAAAAATACTTGACCACAATTATTTCCTCTAAATTCTTCCCGCCAATGTTCCAGATCACATCCCGAATATAAAAGCATATCTCCAGGGTCAAGTTCTACTTTAATTCCTGCTTGACCTCTCTTTCTTGTTGGATCTAAATAGATTGGCCATGGATCACCACCTAAATTTAAAGTGGTAGATATCTCACAAGAGTATCTATCTTTATGTCTGTGAAGAATGTCTCCTTTTTTATAAATTCTAGCATAAGAATAAGTTTCCGATAACTTAATTCCTGTATGTTTTTCCATCACAGGTTTTACTTTTTGTAGTAAAGTCTCCATTACTAAATCTCCATAATGAGAATAAGTATTAGGAACCTGTTTATCAGTCCACACTCCCCAGTATTCTGTAAAAGGGGATATGTACCTTTGATCAAATAAAAATCTGGCCACTCTTCTTTTGTTTAAAAAATAAGCAAAACAAAAATCCGCCATCTCCCTATTAATTGCATTTTTTAAAATGCTATATTTATTTTTTTTAAACGACATTTAATCCTCCTTATATATTATATTTAATACCATTCTATTATTACAATCTGTTGAATTAGTTCCAAAATGAGAAGTGTGTGATGGAAAAAAGACAGCCTTATTTGCTTTAGATTTTATTTTTTTATTTTTTATTTTAGTATAACCATTATTGGTATTAAGATAATATATCATACTCATGCACTGTGCTTCCTTATCAGCATCTTTATGTTCTCCAAATTCAACAAGCTTATCACTAATAGGATTTAAATTAGCTTTAACTTTTTTTAAAGTTTTAAGTTTTAATTTTTTAAGTAAAGATTCTAAAATAATAAAGTAATTAGAATTAATTTTATTATTTTTAAAAAAAGTATGAGTGAATTGGTAATGAAATAATTTATTATTATCTTCATCTATCTTATAGTTATTATAATACCATGGAAAATATTCATTGTTGATAGCATTGTACAAAGTTTTATAATTTTTTTGAGATAAAAAATTTTCTACAACTTTAGGTGACATTTAATACTCCTTTAGGTATAGCTTGACAGTTCCAATGTATAAATCTAAAGGGTTCGTATCCCATATCTACTATATATTGATGAGGCATGTAAGATGGAAAAAATATCATTCTCCCGGGTCTAACCTCATAATTTATTTGGGAACTTGCATAAGTAACTTTTGTTTTATCTTTTTCTGGTAAAAGATTCATAATATTACCAGGTCTTGGATCTTCAAAGACAGGTCTTGATGTTTTTTCACTAGCTTTTAAAAAATAAAAACCAGATATGTGACCATTCCAATGGGTGTGTAACGTATGGTGTCCTCCCCCTTGTTTAGCAAATTCTTGTACCCACAGTTCTGTAATAAAGGTTCGGTAACCTGTCATATCAAAACCCAGTTCTACTAATAAATTATGGGCTGTAGCACCTACATAATTTTGTAAGTTTAAAAAATTAGGATCTCCTACTAATGAAGTAGAATGAAATACATTACCCATATCTCCTTTATCTCCCATCTCTTTATTTCTTTTATCAATATCTTTTTTTAAATTCTTTTTAGATTCTTCTATATATTTATCAGACGCTTTATTTAAATCATCTACGAATGTAGGTTCATCAGCAAACCATATAGGACATTTAAATAAATCTTCTCTATTTAATTGTTGAGGAAAAGTTTTAATAGGGTCTTTTTTTACTTTTACTTTCCTAGCTTTCTTCTGTTTCTTTTTCATTTATAAGGCCATCCCAAATTCCAAATAACTAAACTATATCTTGATCCTTTTTTTACAGGGCATACTCTATGCCACACAAAACCAGGAAACACGACCAAAGATCCCTTCGGGAGTATTTCTTTACATTTTTTAATGTTAGGTTTTTTATCAGGATCTTGGTTTCTAAAATCAAATTCTAGTTCTCCTCCTTTATAATCTTTAGGACTAGATAACGTAAGGGTAACTGATAGTTTTCTAATTTTACCATGAGTTGGTTCATTAGGATAATTATAAGGTTGATCCCAACCATCACAATGCCAATCATAATATTGGCCTTTAGTATATTTTGTAAATTGCATAGCTTCGGACCAATCCCATTGAAAATTCCAACCTGCCCGTTCATTGGCTGCTTTTACATAAGGCTGAATTTCATTATAGATCCATCGATCACTCATCCATACAATGTCTGAATCTCTTTTCTTTTTTAAATCTTTAATTTGAGATTGATTTAATTTTTTAACATCACCATAACCACCCGTAGTGCCTAATTGATTTTCTAATTGTTTTCCGTAACGCACAATATCATCACAAATCCGTTCTGGAATAGCTGATGTAAAATAATAATAATGGTTCGTTAAATTCATATGTCTTTATATGAGATTTATAACTTAAATAAATGGGAAAGTAAAGACCTATGGGAAAGTCAATGTACCAGTCACAGTAAACTTAGCAACTCCACCTGTAGGTGTAGGTACCAAACTATTACATCCCGGAGAAACTGATGCAAAAGGATATGCAGCACTAGGAAGTTTAACCAAAACTATACCAGATCCGCCAGTTCCTAAATTGCCTGGATAATAATTACCTCCACCACCACCTGAGTTAACTATTCCAGTTTTAGAAGGGGCTGGTGTACCTCCACATGGAGTATTTCCTCCATTACTACCCGTTCCACCACCACCTATTCCACCAATAAATTCAGGGACAGATGCAGGGTTTGGATTTTCTCTTCTTCCTCCACCACCACCTGCAAAGTAACCTTCACCAGGACCTGGTACCGGATAATAAGGTTGAGGAGCGGCTCCAAAAACAGGGATGGCACTTTTTCCAGCACCTCCTATACCCATAGCACCGGCTGCACATGCTCCACCACCACCTCCACTATTATTCCAACTAGGGTTTCCAACTCCATCACCTCCTGGATTTCCTTGAGGCCCTCCTAATGGAGCAGGGATTGCAGGAACGTTTCCACATCCTTTTGATCCATTTACAATACCACCACCTCCGCCTGATCCTCCAGGATTTCCTGCTTTAGTGGGAGATAAATATGTTCCTCCACCACCACCTCCTGTAGATGTAATAGCTGCAGGACCAACATTGAAAACTGAATCGTCACCATCTCCACCTTTACAGGTTCCATTTCCACCAGATCCGCCAGCACCAATTGTAATTGTATACTCAGCGGGTCCTCCCGGCTGACAACTTAATATTCTATAACCACCACCTCCACCACCACCGTCTGAACTACCTCCACCACCAGCGACTACTAATAAATCAAAGTTAAAAGGAGAAACTGAAACTAACGGCCATGTTCCTGCTACCTTAGCTTCCATTTGAGATTGTAATGACCACATACCACTTGCTTTATTTAATTCTTTTACGACAACAATTCCTGAACCACCTCCACCGGCGTCATAAGTAGAACCTGGAGGACCACCACCTCCGCCACCACCACCAGTATTAGCGTCTCCATCATTTCCACCTGTTGTTGATCCAGCTCCACCACCACCGAGTCCACCTGCTCCGGTTCTTGTATTAGGTGCTGGACTTGGTCCTGCAGCACCACCGCCTCCACCGCCAACAGCACTAACAGGTGCTCCTGGAAATAAACTTGATATACATAAACCTGCTCCACCAGCTCCCGCTGTTCTTGGATTACTTCCCGAACCACAATTTCCTACTCCGGCTCCACCTGCAGCGGACGAACCACCGCCACCAGCACCGACATCTCCACCTGTATCGGGAGTCGAATTACCACCTGGATTTCCTTGACATGCAGTTCCTGTTCCTCCAGTTAAGGGCCCAGCAGCATCTGCTCCACCACCTGAACCTCCTGGCTTAGCTGCATTTGTTCCAGCTCCACCTCCACCACCACCAACGGCAGTGTAAGTTGTACCACCAACTACTAAACTTGAATTACATCCATCTCCTCCAGCTGCTGATCCGGGTGCTGGATTTCTTGCTCCACCACCACCTATAACAACTGCTCCTAAAACTTGACATCCACTTACAGGAAGTTCTGTTCTTAGAACACCACCAGCTCCCCCACCACCAGAATTGTCCATGCCTGCAGCTCCACCACCTGCTACTACTAATGTATCGATTAATCTTGTACCTGACCCCAGTGTTGCCGCGGAAGGGGTACCTGCAATTTTACTTGTAACTTTATTTTTTCCGTACGAAGTTCTATTCGTTGCTCCTATTATACCGCCGTTTGCTGATCCTGAAGGACTAGCCATATGAGTCTCCTTATGCGGATACCCAAGCTAGCGCTGATGCATCCCAATTAAAATTGTTGACTGGATCTGAATTATCAGTCGCAGTCCATTGTTGACCTGCTTCATCCCAATTTATACGTTTATCTGTAGTATCAGTTGGATAAGTAACTGGAGCTTGCCAGTCATCATTACCATCTAATGACCAAGATGCGTAAGGTTGTGGACAAATAAATTTATCTTTTGCAGCGTCATAAGTATATCCTTTGCCTGCATATTGTTTTCTAAACTTATTATTGTAAGAAGTTTGTTTCCAGTTAGGTGTTTTAAAAAAATTAATACACCATGTTTCACCATCCACATGCATGTCATTTGATCCTAAAGGTCCCGCTGCTGTTTCAACATCGTTGCCTACAACAACCACTCTTGTTACTGTATTATTACCATCTAATTCTGCGAAATGTGCCATATTTTTACTCCTTAAAAGTTATATTTATAATTTAATTTTTCTATACTGTCAACGTTCCAGTTACAGTAAATGTAGCTACTTTATCAGACCCATCGGTTGTTAAAGTATTAGTTCCAGGGGCTACTGCTAAACTTCCCGGTGCACAAGCTGTTGGTATTCTTAAAATAACAATTCCTGACCCTCCGGCTGCTCCTGCTCCTACCACTGATCCTGGACCTACAGCAGCGCCACCTCCACCACCACCAGTGTTGACTTGTCCTGCTGTTCCACTAGCTACAGGTGCTGCTCCACCATTTCCACCAGCTCCGCCACCTCCAGAACCTCCTGCACCACCAGTTCCTTGAGTATTAGCATAAGATCCTGTTCCACCTCCGCCACCACCTGCGTAAGTTACTGAAGCTCCTGAAATTGAATTAGCTTTTCCTGTTCCTCCTGCACCACCTTGAGTAGAACTTGGATTAGGTGATCCTGCGGCAGTAGCTCCACCACCACCTCCAGAAGAATATCCATCTGGTGGATTTTGAGTTCCTGAAGCGTTTCCACCTGCATAACCTTGAACAGGAGATTGAGGTGAACTAACTGGAGGAATATTTCCAGCTCCTCCACACGTAGCAAATCGACCTTCTCCACCACCACCTGAACCACCCGGATGGCCATCATCATTATCTTGATATCCACCTTTTCCACCACCATAACTTGTTATATATCCGACATATGAATCCTCTCCAGGAGTTCCGGCACATCTAGTGCATGCACATGTAGGCGTAGCTGTTCCACCACCTCCCACCACTACGTGATTTGTACCTGTCTCTAAAAATACTTTTGTTCCACCTGGAAAAGAAGATCTAAATCCTCCAGCACCACCTCCACCACCTCTTTGTTGTCCACCGGCTCCCCCACCAGCTACAACTAAATAATCAAAACCATTACTAGGTACGGATCCAATTGTTAAATTCGCTGATGCTTTAAATTTTGCTATAAATGTACTTGTACCACCATCAGGTGAATTAACTGGTGCACACGCACTATCTGTTGATAAATATTGACTTGCTCTTAAAATTACGACCCCTGGACCACCTGCTCTTCCTGGTGCACAACATCCGGCTCCATTAGATCTTCCATTACCACCACCTCCACCAGTATTAGCTTCTCCAACCGTTCCTGTTGCATCACAAGTTCCACCTGTACCACCACCACCTGCTCCACCTGCTGATTTTCCGGGTGCAGTGGCTGGTCTACTTCCTCCACCACCTCCACCAGCATAAAAAGTTGCTGATCCGGTAATGGCATTTGGCGCTCCTGCGCCACCAGCACCTCCACTCGGTCCTGAATTGGCAGAACCAACTGCGAGTGCTCCACCACCACCTGCTCCTGAAGGAGAACTAGGGGTTGCCGTACCTCCATCTTGACCTTCTGCTTTTGGAAAT